AAAAATATGGGGTTGATAATCCACTAAAATTGGACGAGTTTAAGAAAAAGACAAAAGAAACTATGTTAGAAAGATATGGAGTTGAGTATGCTTTACAGAACAAAGATTTTATAACTAAACTAAAAAAAACTAATTTTAAAAAATCGGGAGTAGAATTTCCAATACAAAATATTGATATAAAAAATAAAATAAAATCAACAAATATAGACAGATATGGAGTTGATAATCCATCAAAATCAGATAGGGTAAAGAATAAGATAAGAAGTTCAATAATAAAAAAATACGGAACGCTCAACTTGAATTCAATAAAAGAGATATCAGATAAAATCAAAAAGACAAATATTGAAAAATATAATGAGGAGCATATAAGTAAAAATATAGAATATAGGCTAAAATATAGAATAACCAATGACATGTATTATATAGAGTACAAAAATAATGGAATTTCTTTATTTTCTTGTGATTATGACCTTCCACATGAGTTTGATATAGATATTGATAATTACACAAAGAGAAAAAAATCAAATATCCCTCTATGTACCGTTTGTAATCCAATTGGTGATTCAGTTTCAATAAAAGAAAAAGAACTATTTAATTTTATAGATTCAATATATGATGGTAAAATAATTCAATCATATCGTGATGGTTTAGAAATTGATATTTATTTACCGGAATTAAAAATAGGATTTGAATTAAATGGGTTATATTGGCACTCAGAAGAATTTAAAGATAAAAACTATCATTTAAATAAGAGTAGACACTTTGAAGAAAAAGGAATAAGGATTATTCATATCTGGGAAGATGATTGGACATTCAAAAGAAATATACTAGAAAGTCAAATTATAAATTGGTTGGGATTAACCAACGAAAGGATATATGCCAGAAATTGTGTTGTTAAAGAAATAAAGGATTATAAAACCATTAATGAATTTTTAAATGATAATCACATACAAGGAGGTTCTTCAAATAACAAAGTATCAATTGGTTTATTCTACAAAAAAGAACTAATATCTATTATGACCTTTGATAAAAATGAAGGTCGGAAGAAGATGGAAGAAAGTGGTTGGAATTTATCAAGATTTTGCAATAAATTAAATATGTCTGTTGTTGGTGGGGCTAGTAAATTATTAAATTTCTTTATCAAAAATTACAACCCAACTAGGGTAATTAGTTATGCAGATAGAGATTGGTCACTTGGTAATCTTTATCTGAATTTAAAATTTAAATTAGTGAGTATGTCTAATCCTGATTATAAATACATCACAGAAAACAAAAGGGTCCATAAATCTAGGTTTAAAAAAAGTAAACTAGGGATAAAAGGGTCGAAAATAACTGAGAGCACTTATATGAGATCCATTGGTTTATATAGAATATGGGATTGTGGTAAAATAAAGTATGAACTATTCTTATATACTTAGTTAGCTATTAGATTCCTAATTTTTGTAATCTATAACTTCTATAATCTTGTGTGGATACACTACCGAGTTCGTGTGCTCTTTTAAAGAAAACCTCAAATATAGGAATGTTCCCAATTTCTTTTGCGGCCATTGCTCTGTTTATAGCTTTGTGTTCGTCTTTAATTAGATTGGCTTGTCTACGGGCCAAAGAAGTTTCTTTGTCAACATCACCAAGTGATTTATCAATTATATCATTAACTCTTTTATAATTCTTATTAAATTCAGATTTAGTTTGTCCCTTATATCTTGAATAACCCATATGATTTCCTTTTCCTTTTATCTTATTAAACATATACAAATATACTAAAAATATACAAAGTATTTCTACTGTTTTTAATATACATAGAATGTGTAAAAAACATCGTATAGAAGATTATACAATAGAAAATGGGTTAGTGATATTATCAGATATGTGGATGGAGAGCCAGCAATTATACTAGATAGGTTTAATTCTTTTTTATCAGATATAGGAAAAAGAGAAATAGCCTGGGTATCGGGTTATAAGACTATTTAAAATAATTTTTAGATATTGCTTCTTTAAGGATATTACTATGGTCGAATGCTAATTCAAATTCCCTAGCCTCTTCTATTTTTTCCCAATGAGCCTCTTCAGCATCATCTAATCCCTCTGCTATATCTCTAAATTCTTGTGAATCTGGAGCAATAAATGAGAATACATAAGATATAACATGTCTGTTTCTTGGGTCTCTATTTGGATCATCAAAAATACCAATTCCTATTAGATCTTTGATATCACAATCTAAATTAGTTTCTTCTTTCAATTCTCTTTTAGCGGCTATGATAGGGGTCTCTCCTGGATCTATTATTCCGCCCGGTAAGGCTTTCATTCCTCTAAATGGGTTTGATTTTCTTGTTATTAACAAAACATAATCACCAGAGAAAACACAAATATCAGCAGTTAGCATCATTATTTTTGTGATTACATCACCCTTGCACTCAAATGAGTAAACATATCTAACGATTGGTGCTTTTATGTGTGTTGATTTTAGTAATTTTATATCCCCCTCTTTAATGGAAACTAACCAATGGTCTTCTTTTTCTACTACCTTTTGTATAATCGTTGGGTGTATAGTTCTTGTCATTTTATTTTTTATTTTTATATATTTAGTAAAGTTAACACAATTTAGTTAAAAATCACAATCATAATAATCCAATTCTTCACCGGTTTCTTTATTTATAAAAACTAAGTCTATTCTTTTTACTAATCTATATTCATAATGGCGGCTAGTTTTGAATAGGGTTCTTATAAAAGGAATATCATCACTCATATCTACTTCTTTGGTATCAACCATTAGTGTTAATACTTTTTTATCATCTTCTAGAACATAATTTACTAAATCTTCGGCCCTGTCTCTATTAAGTCCTTCTTTGCCATAAGCCATGAATTGTGTTTCTAACTCTTCACCACTTTGTTTCCACTTAATTATTATTTTTTCACCAATATTAATGGCATTTTCTTCATTTAAATATAATCTTATCCAGAAATATACTTTTTGTTCTTCAATTATATTAGTTATTGGTCCAGATTTTTGATCAAAATTCATTTTTTTAATATCATCGTTTTTAATCTCTCTTATGCTCTCTAATATTTTTTCTCGGTAATTAGTTTCGTTGTTCATTTGTTTTTAATTATTTATTTTTATATAAAAATAAATTTCATTAGTTTACTAAAGGGGACATCTAACTATTTAATAAATAATATATGAGTTCAGGAATATATAAAATTAGTTGTGGTGAAAAATTCTACATAGGATCATCAAAAAATATAGAAAAAAGGTGGAAAAGACATATAGATGATTTAAATAAAAATAAACACATAAATATAAAATTACAAAGAGTTTTTAATAAATATGGATTAGATAATTTTAAATTTGAGGTTATAGAATTATGTAAAGTAAAAGAATTATTAATAACAGAGCAAAAATATTTGAAAAGTATTTTACCATTTAATGAAAATGTATTAAATATAAGCACTGGTGCTTCTGGTGGAGATAACCTAACAAATAATCCAAAAAGAATAGATATAATAAATAGAATTAAAGAGTCTGTTAATTATAACATATCAAATATGACAACAAAAGGAAAAAAAGAAAAATGGGGCAAAATAGGTAAATTAAATCCAAATTATGGCAATAGATGGTCTGATAAAATGAAATTAGATTTTTCAAATTATCAAAAATCTAATTTGAAAAATGGACTAAGAAATAGGTTTGGAAAAACAAACACTGAATTATATGGCGAAGAAATATCAAAAAGAATAAGTGAGAAGCTATCTTTTTTAGCTTCACAAAGAATAGGTGAAAAAAATGGATTCTATGGTAAAAACATAGTGATGAAACTAAAATAAAATTAGTAAAAAAAGAATGGGTATAAAGCCGTCAAATAGAGTTAAACTCTCAATAGATGGAAAAATATATGATTCCTATGGTGATGCTTCAAAAAGATAAAGAAATACCAGTTGTTACAATTAGGTGGCGATGTTTATCAAAAAATAAAAAATTTGATAATTATATTTTAATTTGATAATTTATAATTAACTCTTTTAGATGATTTATAACCTATAATAGAAATTTCTTCTATTTTTATATCAAAGATTGAATTATTTGATAATTTTAATTCTGGTAATTTATATGATTTATTATTAAGTTGTTCTTGAATAGGATCTATTTGATTTAAATATATATGACAATCTCCTAAATTTCCTATTAATTCATCTGGTATCATGTTAGCTTCCCTTGCTAATAAGACCCAACTATTAATATATAAGTTATGGAAATAGGAATATATAAAATAACTTGTAATGATAAACTTTACATAGGCTCATCAAATAATATTAGAAAAAGATGGAGGAGGCATATAAATGACCTAAATGGGAATAAACACATAAATATACATTTACAAAGAGCATTTGATAAATATGGTATAAACAATTTTAAGTTTGAAATTTTAGAATTATGTGAAATAGATCAACTACTTATAAGAGATTAATATTTTATTGATGAGTTTCAACCATTTAATAATAATGGTTTCAATATAGGTAAAAACGCATCAGGTGGTGATAATTTGACTAATAATCCAAATAGAGAAGATATAATTAAACGAATTACAGAGACTTTAAATAATAAAATATCTAATATGTCAAAGGAAGAAAGGGTAGAAAAATGGGGTAAATCTGGTGAGTCAAATCCAAATTATGGTAAAAGGTGGAATGATGAGATGAGAGAAATTGCATCTTTGAGAAGAATTGGAATAGAGCCAATTAATAAGGGAAAGACTAATATTGAATTATATGGTTTAGAAAGAGCAAATATTATAAGTGATAAATTATCAAAAAGTGCATCTGAAAGAATAGGTGATAAAAATCACTTTTATGGGAAAAAACATAGTGAGGAAAGCAAGGATAAAATTAGACAAAAAAGAATTGGTAAAAAGCCCATAAATAGAATTAAATTATCAGTTGATGGAATAATTTATGAATCCTATCATGATGCATCAAAAGATATAGGATTACCTGTGGTGACAATTAGATGGAGATGTTTGTCAGATAATCCTAGGTTTATTAATTATATTTTAATTTGATAATTTTCCTTTTAATACAGGGGAAGATTTATAATTTAGAATCTTAAAATCCTCATATTTTAAATTAAATATTGAGTTATTCAATAACTCCAAATTACATAATTTAAATGTTTCACTTTTTAATTGTTCTTTAACAACATCTATATGATTTAGGTAGATGTGACAATCTCCACCGGAAAATATTAAATCATTAGGAATCATATTAACTTCTTTTGCTAATAAATGTAGTAGGAGACCATAGGATGCTATATTGAACGGAATTCCTAGGAAAAAATCGCAACTGCGTTGACTCCATTTTATATCCAATTTTCTTTTTGGAAATCCTTGTAAATCTAATTTTTCCATTGTCATTTCTTTTGAATATGATTCATCTTTATTGATAGATTTTAACCACCTTTTAATTCTTTCATTGTAAGTCATTTCTGTTGTATAACATTGGAAGTTAAAGTGGCAAGGTGGTAGAACCATTTCATTAAGTTTTGATGGATCCCATGCACTAACCATCATTCTTCTAGAGTCCGGATTTTTTTTAAGAGTTTCTAACAAATCTTTAAATTGATCAACGCCATTAAAATCACGCCATTGTCTCCCATATACTGGTCCCAACTCACCCCATTTTTTACAGAAGACATCATCTGTTTTTATTTTCTCAATAAATTTTTCAATTGTCCAAACTTCAAAATTATATTCATTTAACTCATGATCATAATATGAGCTACCATATTCAATTTTACATAATTCATCTAATGTCCAATACTTATTACAATAATTTTTATAAGCGTCTCCATTCCAGATATTACATCCATTGTCAACTAAATATTTAATATTAGTATCTCCATTTATAAACCATATTAATTCAATTATTATTGCTTTTGTAAACATTTTTTTAGACGTTAATAGTGGAAAGCCATCACTCATGTTAAAACGCATCGAATGACCAAATAAGGATATTGTCCCAGTTCTGGTTCTATCTTTTTTAACTATTCCTTTTTTAAAATTTTTTTAAGAAGTTTTAAATATTTTTTATCTACTTTATTCATTTTTAGTTTTCTATTCATAATTTTCATAATTTTCACTATAAATATGTGGAATTATTGGACCTATACCACGCATTATGGTATCTATTCCCTCTTTCCATATATTTATATCAGTTGTTTTTGATATTGCATTATATGTTTCCATTGAAAATGCTATTATTGTATTAAATTTCATATTATCTTCATATACATTTTCAATTCTTTTATTCAATTCTTCTATTTTAGTTTTAGATATTTGTTCATTTTTTACATTTTTAATATATATGAAATCTTTATCTTTTATTTTAGTTATAGCATTTATAATTTTAGTTATAAATCTAGACACACCTTTTATACCATCTTCATTCCAATCAATATCTTGTTCAACTGGTCCACTGAACATCATATACATTCTTACAACATCACAACCATATTTATCAACTACATCAATTGGTGATATACCATTACCTGCTGATTTACTCATCTTTTTCCCACCATTTTTCACCATACCTTGTGTTATTACTTTTTTAAATGGTTCTATTGAGGTATTTTTAGGTATATAATTCATTTCTTTAAAAACTCTCCAAAAAAATCTAGAATAAATCATATGACTATTAGCATGTTCTGAGCCACCAATATAGTAATCAATTGGGAACATTTTTTTAATAACATCATGATCGAACTCACCATTAAAAAAATCTGAGATATATCTTATAAAGTACCAAGATGATTGAACAAATGTATCCATTGTATCTGTTTCTTTCTCAGCATCACCACCACAATTTGGGCATTTTATATTCGCCCATGTTGCATGATTTCTTATAGGATTACCCTTTCCATTAAAGTCAACATCAATTGGTGCTACTACTGGGATATTCTCATTTGGAATAGTTCCACATTTGTCACAATTGATCATAGGTATTGGTGTTCCCCAATATTTCTGTCTTGATACACACCAATCTGAGAATGGGTTTATATCATCACCATTTCTTATACCCTTACTCATGAAGTTTACTTGTTGCTTAGTAATATTATCAGGCCATTCTTCACAAGAGGATACATTCATCATATCATCTTTAAACATAGTTGTTTTAAAGTAATATTGTATCATTTCTTTTTGTTCTATTATAGCACCTGTTCTCCACCCTTTACCATCTATAACTTGTTCATTTGAAACCACACTCTCATCTATTGGATCCCAGTTTACATAACCAATCTTCTTATCAATATATCCTTTTTTCCACATATCAATAAAGAACTTCTGTTCATTTTTCCAATAGTCTACCTCGCATGTTGATATTTCTCTACTCCAATCAAATGACATACCCATTCTAATCATTTGCTCTTTCATATTCTTAATATTGATATCAGTCCATTCTTTTGGATGTACATTATTATTTATAGCAGCACTTTCTGCTGGTGAACCATATGAGTCCCAACCCATTGGATGACAAACGTTAAATCCTTTATTTCGACAATATCTAGCAATCACATCCGATATTGTATAATTTCTCATATGACCCATATGTATATTACCAGAGGGGTAAGGAAACATAGGTATGATAATCTTCTTCTCTTTATTAGAGTTTACATCAAATTTAAATGAATTATCTTCTATCCATTTATTTTGCCACTTTTTTTCTATTTCTTTTATATTCATGATTTATATTTTTAATTTTTTTTAACAAAAAAGTCTTATCAAATTAATGATAAGACTTGAGTATAAGGTATTACTATACTAAAGAAGAATCATTCTTTGAGTAGTAGTAGTAATGTATTTTTAGTTTTCATATTTTATTTTTTTATTTGTGACTTCGGAGGGATTCCAACCCACATAGGATAGTTTAGGAAACTATTTCATTATGCGATTATGATACAAAGCCTTATTTTTCTTATTCAAATTTATATCTTATTTGCTATATTAGTATCAAATATTGAATAGGTAGAGCAACAGAAATCACATATAAATTTACTATCACTCCATGGTAAATCACTCTCTATATAAATGATATCATCTCTTTTACAATGCTTACAAGGTTCTACCAAATATGTCTTATTATCTATCTCTATTATCATTTTACTTTCATTTTGTATCTTGGACGGGAGTCGAACCCGCAGCGTACACGGTTTCACCACCAAGATATTTGTGTCTCAGATAGGATTCGAACCTATATTTTCAGCATCCAATTACCCGTAGTTGTTTAGAAGACAACTGGGACTACTGAGACATTGTACTCCGAGTGGGATTTGAACCCACACCTGTATAGTTTCTAAAACTATTGCCTCTTCCAATTGGGCTACCAGAGCATTTAATTTTTTGTGACCCTACCAAGATTCAAACTTGGAATATACGCTTAGAAGGCGTGTGTGTTATTCAGTTACACCATAGGGCCATTTTTGTACGGGAGTCGAACCCGCACGGACATTACTATCCACTAGATTTTAAGTCTAGCATGTGCTACCAATTTCATCATAGCCGCATTATAGTACACTTGGAGAGAATCGAACTCTCACGCTCTTCCGAGCACTGGCTTCTAAGACCAGGGTGTCTACCAATTCCACCACAAGTGCATAAAAAAACCCGATACTTTTATGAGTATCGGGTTTGTATTAGATATATTATTATAGTAATTATTTACTATCACAACGTTCAAATAAGACAAATCCCGACCCTTCTCTTAATAAAAGAGATCTCAGTGATAAGTTTGTATTTAAAGTTGTTGTGTTCATAATTTTATATATTAATTTATTATTGTTCCTTTTTGTTTTTCTTTAATTATACTACAAATATATAACAAAGTTTTTATACCTGCAAATTTATTTTCTATTTTATTTTAATAAAAAATCAATTCACCAACCATTTAACAAGTTTCGTGAACCAATCTTTATCTTTAAAATCTTGTGTTAAAAATTGATGATACCAATTCACATTCGTAAGTTTGTAAAATAACACACATATAAATAAAAAGATTAGTGTTATAATAAAATATCCCATAGTTTTTGTTTTAAATTCGTTTATACTAATAATTAAATTCTTTATCTTACCAAAGACAATGCACTATGACTATATCATCTTTTATAAGCCCATTATTTATGAAATACTTATCTAGTAGTGGATATGCAGTATCATCTTCTCCTACTTTCCAAGAGTATGCATAACCATTATTATGATCATTATCACTTACCCATTCTTCTATCTCTATAAATAGTGGATCATTCTCTACTAGAGAATATTGTAAATCATATAATTCTAAATACCACACTTTACTTAGCTTAGATTCTCCAAAATTTTCAAACTTCTTAATCATATTTTATCTTTTATATTTCCAATCATTATTAATTGTGAATATGTTATATTTTGTTTCTTTATTATTTGTCTCAATCAAACCATCCATACATAATATAAAAATACAAAAAGATATAACTAACATCCCGATAGTTCCACCTGGTGAAATTTCTATATTATTAATAATATACTCATATGGTATAAATAATATAGAAGTTAGTATACCTAGTAAGCATAAAACTTTTTGTGCTATAATTCTAATTTTAAACATTATTTATATATTAAATTCATAATAGGAGTAGTCATTTGTATTTGTTAACTCTGCCCATCTTGCTGCTATTATTCTAGCATATAGGTGTGGGTTCAAGCCATAAGCACCTAAGGAATGTGAGTCATTAGCTTCTACTAATAGAGTTCTACCATCATCAGTTAGACCAAAGTCGATTGAATATGAAATAGGTGATTTGGTAAAATCTTTAACTGCTCCTAAGACTACATTTTCATCAATACTTCTAAAGGGATTTCCTTTATAATTCTTACATCCTATTATTTTATTATGATAGATAAAGCATCTATATTCTGTTATAAATTTAATAGGCTCTGATACCCATATATCAATATCTTCTTTTAATGGTGGTATGTCTTTATACTCATTGATTAAAACTCCTGTGAATAGCTTTTGTTCATTTACTGGTTTTATAAATAAAGGTTTATCACCAGTAAATTCACTAATAAACTTATTAAACTTATCTTTATGTAAATTACGACCTAAATATTCACTTAGTTCACTTGGGTAGTCAAAATTCTCAATATCAATATCTAATTTTAAAACATTATTAATATAGTTTTTAACATTACCTATACCAGCAAATACAATATTTTCTGGATTATTATCTTTAATATCATCGATTGTCTTTATTAAGATAACTTCATATCCCAATTGTTCAAAGCCATTATATGCTAAATAAGCATTTACGGTATATGGTATATTATTTTTATCTGCGAGTATATATATTTTCATAAATACAAATATAGTAAATATATTTTCAGAGACTTGTATATTTTTTCTATTTCAATATTTTTTCTACCTCTAAGGAAAGTCCCCTATGATCATAACCAACATGTAATTCAACACCTTCAATATTTATAAAATATGATGCGAATCCACTCTTATTTTCGGGTTCGATATACTCATCAGTTTCTTGATTATAATTACCCTCAAATCCTTCACCAAATTCATTATGATAGATTGGCTCACCATAAAGCTCCTTTAATCTATCTACAATTAAATCTGATTCACTTATAAGTAAAATTGCTAATTTATCCTTTTTGGTTATGTAGTCTAGACTCTTTGGTATCTTACCACAAAATATATCATTATAGATATAATCTCCTAATATATCAAAGATATCCATATTTTTATACATAAGATTAATTATCTTAGTATATTCTATTTTACCTCTTATATAATCTTTTAATGATCTATTCATATCATTATTTTCATTAAACTTTCTAATTCTCATACTCATCTTATTTTTATCTCTTAAATGGTAAATATAATTTTATACCGACCAACACCAGAGTTGTTATATTCTCTCATATAATCTATCATATATTCAGAATAGTATATCAATTTATCGATTAAGTCTTCTTTTATAGTTGATTTATCTGATTCTGTGAATTTTTTATATTTTAATATCATATATACCTCTTAACATTTCCCATTTGATCTATTATACAAGTTCTACCATCTTTCTTTCTAATAATAATTTCAATACCTGAATATCTAGCTTCTATTGTATCACTTGATACAACTCTTCTAAGATTACCATTAGTATCTCTTAGTTCCACTTTACCATCCATTTTAGTAACTAAAAATGTAGAGGTTTTATCATCGAATGTACCATATACAACATTCTCTGATATTCTTCTACCAAGGTTACCCATTCTATCACAAATATAAAGTGATTGATTTAATATTTTATATTCCATATTAATTTTTACTTTTAATAAATTCAACTAAAAATGATAATGTAACTTTATTCACTTCATTTCTCTTTATCATAAGAGATATATCATTAATAAGTCCAATTGTTAAATATATTGATAAAGTTATGAAAGTTAATGATAATATAGATAGTATATAAAATATATTTTTTCTTTCTGAAAGGTTATTTTTAATACTTATCTTTTGGTTTTCTTCTACCTCTTTAACTATATTCTCTATTTTATAAGAGATTTCTCTATTAATTCTATCATTTTCTTCAATGGAGTTTTTAATCTCTTTATTATTATATAATTCTATTTTTTTGAAATTTATTAAATCAACATCTTCTATTTTTTTGTAATAAATTTTCTTATTAATACTTCTTTTAAAAATGAATCCTTTAGTATCAGTATAATTAATACTTTTATTAGTTATTTTAATGTTATTATTTTTAATATTAAATGTATTTATTAATTCTTCTTTCTCTGATATTAGTTTGATAATTTAATATATCTAGTTATTTTTTGGTATTCTCCAAGTGTTTCTTCTTATCATATTCTATATTACTATCATATAGTAAATATTTATTAAAATCATCTTTAATCTTCAATATAGTATCATTATAGATTGATATGTCGCTACTTATTTTCTCAATACTTCTATATGACCTAGTAAACGAAAATGATATACATAGAATTAGTGATGTTATTAATATAAATATTAATATAAATTTATTAATTGGTCTAATTCTTTTCATAACATATAATTGTATTTTTATATATATAATTATATGGAAATGTTTAATGGTAAAGTTGTGAATATTTTGAATAAAACTGAGGTGGTTGATTTAGTAAATCTTATAGTGAATACTAAACCAGAGATACCTAATTATGCTGATAATAATCAAATATCTAAATTAATAGATATTGAAAATATATATGAATCAGAAGATGGTTTATATACTATTTCATTATATTTTAGAGAGAGTGATGAGTATATAAATAATAACGGTGTAATTACTTATGGTGATTTTAAGTTTTTATATAGGGTTGGTATAACAAAAAGAGTAAATTTTAGATTCTCTGATATTAGTGAGTATGTGAGATTATTTAAGACTATAATACCTGACTTTTATGATGATGTTTCCTTGATATTTAAAATAGATAATGAGAGAGTTGATATTGATCAAATTGATAATAAGTCTAACATTAGTAGCTTTAAAATAATAATAAGAATTAAAGAAAGTAAAAAAGACACTTAAAGTGTCTTTTTTATTATTCTTCTTTACCTTCTGCTTGAACATTTACAACCGGTTTTTCTTTATCATCAACTTCTTCTTGATCAGGATTAACATCCACTTTATCTTTCATTTTAACTTCTTCACCATGATGAGCACTACCAATAAGTTCTGTTCCGAAAATACCGTCAATAGCACTTAGTAGAGCAATAAGTGTTGCCGTAATTTTAACACCCTTTATTGCCATACCAAGAGGTGTTGGTCCAACTAAATCAAGCAACCAATGTCCTGATGAACTCTTAACCATATACTCAATTGATAATCCTACTAACAATGCAACCACTGGTAGCTGAAACTCTGGTCCTCCCATTTTTTTAGTAAATTCACTTGCCCCTTGTATTAATACATTAGCACCCTTTTCAGCTCCTGATGCAATTTTATGCAATATTGAGAATGGTGGAACTGCTTCTATCTTATGAACTAATGTGGAAAGTACATTTCCTTTTTCAAGTAGTAGTGATTCAACAACTGCTTCTTGTTCACTACCAAAGAACGATGAAAGGTTGGTCTGTATAGTATTGGTTACTTTTTCAACGAAGCCTTTTCTATAAAAGGTTAATATCTCTTTTATAAGTTTAAGTTCTTTTACAAGTCCTTCTTTTTTACTTTGTTTAAGTTCTTCTAGCTTTTCTTTAAGTTTGCCCATTTTAAGTTGCTCCATAAAGAATTTCTTACCACTTTCTATAAACATTATAAATAATTCTTTGATACCTATTGCTATTTTATTAACAAAAGATACTAAGTCTTTAACCTTATTTAGAATGTTACCAAGTGTAGACTCTGCTTTATCTGATAGTAGTTTTGATACTTCTGCTGCTTTTGGAAACCTTTCTTTTAGCTTATCAAAGAAGTTTTCATTAAGGCTCTCATTTGATATATATTCTCTTATTTCTAACTTTATGCTCTCATCTATCTTATAATTATTTAAGACTTTCTCAAAAATATCCATGAAAAATTCTCATCACTTGAGCTTAGTTCAATATCTTTAAGAATTAAGATATTCTCATTGAATTTTCTTGTGTATTTTTATGTTTCTTATAATTACTATATGACCTTACGTGCTTCATTATATGTGTATTTTTTATATAGTGTATATATTAAATTAATTTTCACTTTTTCTTTTCTTCCAAGCCTCTATATCATTTTCCATATATTTTCTTAACCTCTTACTCATATTAATAGAGTTTTCATCACAAAATTCTCTAAATTCCTCCAATAGTCTTTGTGATACCCTTAATACGAATGTCTTATCTTTAATTCCTGACATAATTTGTTTATTTTTATGGTATATATAAGTATATACTTAATTCCTTTTATAGAAAAATGTCTTTATATATAGATTATGAGATATTTAAGAAAGTTTAATGAAGAAAAACAATAGGTAGTGAAGCTATAAGATTAAAATATTATTCTGATTTAGATAAGGGTGTATTTTATAAATTGGTTAATATCGACCCTACAAGTGTTAGAAAGAAAGATTTTTCTAAACCAGGTAAGTATGTTAAGTGGTTAATAATACAATATAAAAAACATCTTAACTCTGAGTTAGAATTTGATTATTATGGTAAAGATATGGATTATATTTTTAGTAAAAAGCTAAACTTTTATCTATTTATATTCTCAACTGGATGGTTCAGTAGTAAGGTTAAAAAGACATCGTTTTCAATTGGTGGTAATATGGATAAAACAATTGAAAATGATATATTTAAATTTGAAAGTATATTTAAATTTGAGAGTACTATTAGTAAAGTAGTCGATGAGTATAAGGCTTTAACCGATGTCTACTTACTGATGAAAGTAAAAAGGTTATATATCATTAGATTTTGTTATTGTTTTATCCATATCTAGTGGGTTATTTCCTTTATCAACAGCCAATTCAAATCTTTCATCAAAGCTTAATTCTCTAGTATAAACTTGAAACCCATAATGACAAGGCGGTAAAACCATTTGGTCTATATTGGCTACGTTCCAAGCATTAACCATTAATCTCCTAGAATCAGGATTTGATTTTAGATCATTTATCAAATTCTCTATTTGGTCAACTCCTTCCCAGTTTCTCCATTGTTTACCATAAACAGGACCTAAATCACCCCATTTATTAGCAAATTCATCATCTGTTTTAATTTTATTTACAAATTCTTCTATAGTATATGGTCTAAATTTACCCTTACTAACAGATCCACCTATTGTGCCAAATAAATGTGTTTGTTGAAAAGGAACATGTAATGTCTCTAAGGTCAAATCTTTAGTTTTATTAAAATAATTCTTATAAGCATCACCATTCCAAATATTACAATTATTATCAACTAAGTATTTAATATTAGTATCACCTCTCAAAAACCACAGAAGTTCTGTTGTTATTGTTTTAAATGGCATTTTTTTAGTTGTTAATAGAGGGAATCCCTCGGACATTTTATGTCTTATCTGTCTACCAAAAACTGAAATGGTGCCAGTTCCGGTTCTATCACCTTTACTAACACCATTATCAAGTATATCTTTCAGTAAATTTATGTATTGTTTATCTAATGTATTCATAAACTGTTTTATGAAAAATTACAACAAAGTTTAATCTCTTTGTTGTGTTCTATGAACTACACATTAGCTAAAGACTAATGTGTTTCAGGTTTCATAGACTCATCTAACGATAACGCCTCCACCTGTTTTTGTTTTACATCCGATTCAATCCATGAACCAGATAATATTTTTAAACCTTGTTTTAATATATTTTTAGCCGCATTAAAATCTCTATCGTGTGTTGTGTTACATGACTTAAATATTGTTTTCATTAAAAGTATATATTAAACTTTAAATGTCATTTTATATCAATTGTTAGAAAGTTAAAACAAGAATCTACCTATCATATATGGCGTTCTCAACAATTCATACTGATTAGATATATGAATATGTTCCTGAGAAAGTAATAAATTTTGTATTCTATCATTTTTACCACTCTCTTGTGAGAATAATATCATAAAAAAGGATAAAAAAATTGTCGTAAGTAATGACTTCTTCATAATGTTGCTTTATTTTTGTTACAACATATATATTATTGTAGTGAAATCATTATAGTAAACACTAGTGTTTTTTAGCAGATCTGCAACACCATGATATATATAATATTATATTTCCAATAACTTAAATCTTCTACATTGTTCTCTAATGTATAAAGAGTGATCTAACCATAAGTGCGTGGCTAATCCTAGTGTAATATGAAATCCATGATAAGGCTTATCTAGTCCTAATACATTTCTCATGTTTTGAGCATCTTGAGAGTGTGCTTTGATCCACCAGTGACCTTTAGCATCAGTTTTTACTATTGTTGGGTCATAAATTATTTCTATATCAGTGTTATTAAATATTTTTTTTGCTTCGTTATAAACTAAATCATCAATTCTATCATTTATAATTGTGAAGTGAGCCCCTCTTAATGGCGGATTCAACTCAACACCAAATCGCCTTTTTAAGAACCAAGCATAATAATTAGATAAATCACATCCAAATTTAACAATAACTGTTTTTTTCCAAGAAGATTGACTTTTGTGCTTCTTAGTTACATCTATTGGATCGAATTGTATTTTACCTTTTATCTTAAACATTTAACGAAGATACAAAATAAATACGAGATTATCAAAAAAAGATATATAATCTATGGATAATAATATTAAAATATTAAGGGAAAAATTTATAAAAAAATTCTGTAAGAAGATGAATTGGGATGATAAGAATATATCAACTAATCAGATGCTTATAATTTCCAAAAAAGAAGATTATAAGCATCCTAAGTTTTAACTATAAACACTATGAAAAGAACTAAGGTGCTTTTCAGGAACGGTACTTAATTCAGAAATAAAATCACACAAGTCTATTCTATCACCAACATAATCACCTTGTATGTATAGTGAATTTCCGTTCCAAATTATATTTTTCTCACCAGGATACATATCAGACCCACTAATCCAAGCATCTATAATATTTATTTCATATTCGATATATTTAGAGGAAATGTATAATTTAACAGAAGCTCCCTTTCTATCAAAATAAGAGTAATTATACTCTGACCAAGATAAATCTTCACCAACAAAATCCTCAACTGAAACATTACGGGACCCATAAGAAGAGAAATATCCTTGATATGGATCTTCTGTATGATCTCTTTTGATTGGTAGTGATTCCCAATCTATCATACAAACACCTTTACACAATCTTTGTAAAAATTCAATGTCTTGTGTTTCATATTTTGTATGCTCATCATAATAACCAACAGAAATGTTTGTACATTCTGGGACTAATTCCATGAATTTAGCAGAATCAGTAAATATACCGGTTGGGTCTAAATCGAAATTAAAGCCTAATCCAGTTGAATTTAATTTTTCAGCCAAATCATTACCGAATTCATCTGAGCAACAACGACCATAGAATTGGTCGGTTATGATAGAATCTGTACCTCTTCTATCAAAAGAAACTACTTTCTTTATATAATCAGAGAAAAACATACTATCCCAAGCATCGGCTACTTTACCCGAGCCAATACACCCGACTTCCTCACCTTCAAAAAAGTAATAAAGACCAGGGACTTTGTTTTCTATCATATAAAGGATTACTACCATACCAGCTTTATCATCAGCGCCCAATATAGTGGTACCATCTGTTCCAATTATATTTGCACTTTTCTGAACATGAATTACTCTTTCTTTCTTTGAACAAGCAGTGTCTAAGTGACAAGCAAACATAGTAGATGGTTTATCACCAATCTCTAAGTAATAATTTCCTAATCCGTCTTCTTTATAACCCTCTGGTAAATAAGGCAATAAACCTTGTTCTGTTCCGTAAGGGTAAGTGTATCTTGTAAGTTGTTTAAATTTTCTAGCTATTCTCATGAATGTAAAGATAATAAGAATAATTCTAAATAAAGAATATTTTATTAATTTTTTTGATTAACATCAACTAAAAAGTTATATCTAGATAAGAATTTTCTTCCCAATAGACAAGGATATTTCATTTTATCTCTATTTGTTAAAGAAAATGATGTTTTGTATTTTAAATCATCTATAATAACTTTCATCTTTATTATAAATCTTTTTTGATCTTCTCCGAAGGAACTTCTTATTATAACTTCTTTGAATTTTTTAAATTCAAATTCATCATTTTCTATTTTTATATAAAGTATACCATCTTTAATATAAACATAATCAACATGTAATGAGTTACTCCAAGCGCCAGTGTCTATTTTAGCATTGATTTCTAATTTTAAATTAGAAATTGTTATTTTTTTTAATCTACCAACTATTTTTAGTTTATTACTCATCTATATTATATTTAAATAAATATCAATGTTTGTAAAGTTAAACATAAATATTAAAAATCATATAATAATTATAAAAATTAATTAAAAACATGAACCATAAACACTCATTCACATTTATTATTGGGTACAGACACAAGTTAGATAGAATAAAAAATCTTAAAAAACAATAGATTGGGTAAATGCTTTCTCTAATTCACAAATTATCTTAGTCGAACAAGATTCACATTCTAAAATATCAAATATAAATCTAAATTGTCAGCATATTTTCATAAAAAGTGACCTACCATATAATAGGTCTTGGGCCTTTAATGTTGGATTAAAGTATGCTAAATCTGATATTATAGTATTTGGTGATTCTGATCTAATAATGGATCCAAACCACTTTATAGATGCTTTAAGGTCTATGAATGAGTATGAAATGGTTAGCCCCTACAACTCAGTTGTGGATTTAACACCACAAGAGTCTGATTTTGCACTACAATCTATGATTAATATAAATAGACCCGGAAGAGGAGAAAATGATAATCAAAAAATTAACATATCTGGTGGTATATCTATATTTAGAAGAGACGCAATATTAAAAATAGGTGGTTGGTCTGAAGATTTTATAGGATGGGGCGGAGAAGATGATTTCCAAACTATGAAAGTTAAGAATTTTTTAAAATGGGCAGAATTAAAATCAAAATGTTTTCATTTATGGCACAGGAAATCAGCCCCAGACGAAAGGTTCTATCAAAGAAGCTTGGATATATTAAATAAAACATCTAAGATGAGTAAGGATGATTTAATGAAATCGATAAAAAGATCGATAAATAAAATAGGTAGGCTAAATAAATATGCAGATCATAGATAAAGTAAAATCTATATGTAATTACGAAGAGCGCGAAGTTGATATGCCCATAATACAGATATATGTTATAGAGAACAAATCAAATAAGCAAATCGATAGACATACTAATATTTGTAAAATATTAGATGAACCAGAACCAATTATATCGGAAGTTAAGAGAGAAATTACCTCACACACAGTTAGTGGTAATAGGTTCATAAACGAAAATACTATTTATGAAAGTGTGATGGAAATAATAACTAATTTCGAGTGTAAAAAAGTAATTAAAGTTAGTAATGATAGAGAGTATATCGATAAGTTAATAAAAAATATATTATATATGAGAATTGCATCAATATATGAAACAACCACAATAATATTTGGCCCGTCTACTAACCCGGTAGATAATATCTATCTTAAAAGAGAGCTCGATAAACTATCAATTAATATAAATATTATATATGATAGATTAATTGATATTAATAAGGTAATAATATGCTTAGTTGATGAATTTAGTCAACCAGGAATAAACTTAATAGTAGATTCTAAAAATAAAAGATTTTATCTAAACAAATCAAAGGATTGTGAAAAAAATTATAATCAATTTTATTTAAAATTAATCTAATAATTAATTTAATAACATGAGATACTTAAAACTATTCAATGAAAATAAGAATAATTCTGTTATAGAAGAGATAAAAGATATACTATTAGATGTTAATGATATTAACATATCTCCTATGGTATTAGAGACCAATACAGAATATTTATATGTATATCAGGATTCATCAGGAAGTCGATGGGATCAAGATGGTTTAATTATGATAATCTATATATCAATAGATGATGAAATTAAAACTTCCGAAATATTACCTAATAATGAGTATAGTAAAAGCTTTAAATTGAATCCTATATTAATAGGATATATAAAAAGAATATTTGATTTTATTGAAGGAAGTGATAATCATAAATTAGTGATGAAGAGCGTATCTCATCGATCATATAAAACTAGGTCTCAGGAAATAGATTTAAATAGTATAGATGATATTGAGTTAGTATATTATAATGGAGAATATAAACCAGATTCTCTAGAAATTGGATTGTATAAAACCAATTAAAATTTTATTTAAGGTAATCTAAACCATATAAAAGAACTATTAGAGACTCCCTATCAAATGATGATCCTGGGTTTGTAATAATTTCCAATACATCATCATTTGTTTTATAAAATATACAATAAAGATACAAATAGCTTATTAATCTAAGTTGTCTATCTATGTTTTTATTTGGTTCATTTAATCTAACATCACATATTAGAAATCTATCTTGTTGTTCGTTTTCTAAAGCTTCTAAAAAATCATGAACCAGTGATTCTTTTATATCTCTAAATTTAGTTAGATATTCATCATTTTTAAAAAATAAAGAAGCCTGGTCTAAAATATAAGCTATAAATGAATCATTCGCTTGTTTGAAAATTCCTCTTTTTAAAAAAGCTCTAGGAATCAAACCAGTTTGGTTTGATTTATCAAATTCAATTACAACCGGTATATTTCCTAGTTTATTAGAATCATATATATAGCCATCAAAATTAGTTCCGAATAAATCTTGTCTATTCATATATAGTCTTATTCTTCTATAGGTATTAAAATTATCAAATTGTATTTTATCTCCATATAAGTTTAAATACTTTTGTTGAGTAAGATAGGTGTTATAATCATTTCTCTCATTGCCTGATATTTTAGATAAAGTGAATGTTTCGGTATCAGAGTGAAGATTTTCACGACAACTAAATCTCATCTTAACACCATCAGGAAAGGTTATATTACAATAAATTAACCTTATATCATCATTTGGGCTAAAGAATTTAAACTCCTTATCCATATCATCCATAAAATGAGTAGCTAATTTAGTGTATTCATTTTCATTGATTCTAACTTTATCATATTTTATCAATAACTTAAATAACTTATCGTAGTCTTCTTGTGGGTTTTTTATTTCGTAACCAACCCATTTTCCTTTGTTATGATATTCAACTATCATCCCAATCTTTAAATCATCTTTTGATTTGGGTTTAGAGTATCTAATTTTTTCTTTAAAAGAAAAGGATAGGCCCTCATATAAATATGAAGTTCTATTCTCATAATCAGTATCATATAATATCATTTCTAATAAATCTTCAGAACCATCTGTTGATATTTTCGTAAAGTGATCCTCACCAGAATATTTAACTATTATATCCTTTTCGAAAAATCTATCCATAAGAAATATACTATCCTCTCTTATAGAATTATTATCTATTTTATTTGGATATGCTATAATACAATCTTCTTTTAATCCATTTTTGTGTGATTTAATATCTATGATGCTAAAATTCCTAGACCAAAGTACAGAAGTTATATCATCTATCTTATCTGATGATATTAACATATAAGAAGATGATTTATCAATTAAGTTCATGTAAATATATATTAAAAATCAAATTCTGATAATAACTCCGAATTAAATATAGAAGATAC